ATGGGTCGAACCGGTCACACCGAGCACCGAGACATAAGTTACGACCCATTACCTTCCCAGAAGAAATTCCACGCATTAGAGAACAGGTTCAAAGGCTTTTCCGGGCCGATCGGCAGCGGAAAGAGCCAGGCACTGTGTCAAGAGGCGATCCGGCTGAGCTACATGAACCCGGGGCGGCTGGGGCTATTGGGGGCGCCGACTTATCCGATGTTGCGAGACGCAACGCAGGCGGCGCTGTTCGAACTTCTGGAAAGCAACGACATCCCGTACGAGCATAACAAGGCGGAAAACACGTTAGTGATGCTGGATACGCGGTCGAGGATTCTGTTCCGGCCGGTGGAAGAATTCGAGCGGTTGCGAGGGACGAACCTGTCATGGTTCGGATTGGACGAGTTGACGTACACGCAGGAAGAATCGTGGCTGCGGCTGGAAGGAAGGCTGCGGGATCCGCGGGCGACGCGGCTGTGCGGGTTCGGGGTGTGGACGCCGAAGGGTTACGACTGGGTATACCGGAAGTTCATTGCGGATCCGGTGAGCGGATATGCGGCGGTGCAAGCGGAGCCATTCGAGAACCGGCACCTATTGGGAAGGATCGGGGACTTCTACGAACGGCTGAAAGACAGTTACGACGAGAGGTTTTATCAGCAGGAAGTGCTGGGGTCGTACCTGAGTATGGACGGAGGCCGGGTGTACTCGGCATTCGACCGCAACACGCACGTGCGGGAATTGACGGTGAACCGGAACCAGCCGTTGTTGTGGACGCTGGATTTCAACGTGGACCCGATGAGTTCGTTGATCGTGCAGCGAGGGCGCGGGGAGGTGCAGGTAATCGGAGAGATCGTGATCCGGCACGGGACGACGAAGCGGGCGTGCGAGGAATTCCTGGAGCGCCATCCGAGGCACGAAGCGGGGGTGTTAGTTTACGGCGACGCGTCGGGATACCAGCAACAAACCACGGGTTCGACGGATTACGACATGATCAAGGACCATTTCGCGACTTATTCGAACGTGAAGGTGGAATACCGTGCGCCGCGATCGAACCCTAGTGTGAAGGAGCGGATCAACCTGACGAACCGGCAACTGAAATCGGCGGCGGGGAACGTCGGGTTACTAATGGACCCGCGGTGCAAGGAACTGATCAAGGATCTGGAACAGGTGTGTTTTAAGGCGGACAGCAACCAGATCGACAAAGACCGGGACCGGTTGCGGACGCACTTATCGGACGCATTGGGATACCTGCTGTGGCAGGAGTGCCGCGAGGCGGCGAAGATCGGGGATCGGGGTTTTCCGATTGTGGGTTTTTGACGGGTGGAGAGCATGCAAAACATCAACCGGGAGCATCCGGAGTACATCGCGCGGAAGGCGATGTGGAAGCAATATAAGGATCTGTACGCGGGCGGGGAGCAATTGCGGCTGAACGCGTACGAGTACCTGGTGCGGCGTCAAAAGGAGCCGGCACTGGTGTACGAGGAGCGGTTGCGGCGAGTGTTCTACGAGAACTACGTGGGGTCGATCGTGGACTGGTACGCGGCGACGCTGATGCGGCGGGAGCCGATGCTGCAGTTTGACGGAGGCGACCCGGGAGCGAAGGGCTTCTACAGCGTACTAGCGGAGAATTGCGACCTGAAGGGGACGAACCTATCGGAGTTTTTCCGGCAGCGTTTCGTGCAGGTGATGGTATGCGGGAGCAGCTTCGTGGTAGTGGACTTTCCGAAGGCGGGCGGGGCGGCGCAGACGCGGGCGGAAGAGGACGCGAGCGGGAGATCGCGGGCGTACCTGACGGAATACGCGGCGGACGAAGTAATCAACTGGAACTACGACGAGACGGGGGGGCTGGAATGGGTAGTGATCCGGACGTCGTGCCTGCAGCAATCGCAAGTAACGGATGCGAAGTGGGAGAGAGAGACGCGGTGGATTTACTACGACCGCGAGAACTACCAAGTTTACGGCAAGGCGGGCGAGGCGCAGGCGATCGAGCTGATCGATGAAGGGCGGCACGGGTTGGCCGGGCAGCGCCGGGTGCCGGTGTTCGAGATGAAAGTGTCGGAGGGGTTGTGGCTGGTGAACAAGGCCGCGCTTCTGCAGTTAGAACACTTTAATAAGTCCAACGCGCTTTCCTGGGCGTTGACGATGGGGCTGTTCGCGAGTCCGGTGATTTATTCGGACAAGGAATGGAACCAGGTGGTGGGGGAGAGCTACTTCATCCAACTCGGGAAAGACGACCGATTCGGGTGGACGGAGCCGGAGGGGAAGGTTTATCAGATCGCAGCGGACAACCTGGTCCGGTTAAAGGACGAAATTTACCGTGTTTGCTATCTGATGAACCAGGCGGAGGAGGCAAAAGGCGGATTCATCGCGGCGTCGGGACTAAGTAAGCAGATCGACTCCGCGGTGACGCAGGAGGTATTGCGCGCGTACGGGGCGATAGTGAAAAGCGCGATGAAGCAGGTGCTGTGGGCGATCGCGGAGGCGCGGCAGGACGAGGTGACGATTGACGTTTTGGGGCTGGACGAATTCGACATCGGCGATTTCAGCAGCGACCTGGACGACGCCAAGAAGCTGCTGGATCTGGGGATCGGATCGGAGACGTTGAAGAAGCAGGTATTCAAGAAGCTGGCGTTCAAGTACCTGTGCGACGCGCGGCAGGAGATCAAGAACCGGGTAGCGGAGGAGATCGACGCGGGGTAGGGGGACGGGGCTAAGGCCTCGGGGAGCGTCGATTCGACGCGGAGACGCGGAGACGCGAAGGAAGACGCGGAGAACACGTAAGAGACTGGCGAAGGCTTCGACAGCAGGATAGGGGACGTCAAAACCTGAGAGCGCGGAGGAAGCGGAGAATCGCGGGCTCGGTTGAACTAGTAAGGGATTGGGAGGCATATGGAAGGCATCGACATACAGGCGATTGTGCGGCAGGCGGTACAGGAGTTCGTGAACAACGAACAGGCGAAGAGCGAGCCGGCGCACAAGGCAGAGTTGCAGGAAGAGCGGAAGCGCCGAGAGCAACTGGAGCGGCGGTTGAACGAACTGGTGGAAGAGAACAAGCGCAGCCGGAAGATGGCGGCGGAGGCGGAGCGGAGCGCGAGTGTGCGGGCCGAGTTGCAGCGCTTGGGAGTAGCGAAGATCGATCTTGCGTTCAGAGCGGTGCAGGACGGGATCGTGCGGACCGAGGACGGGCGACTGGTAGCCCGTAACGAGGCCGGCGAAACGCCGTTGAAGGAATACCTGACCGCTTTCGTGAACGAGAATCCGGAGTTTCTCCCGGCGCGGATTGCCGGGGGCACAGGGATGACGGCCACCCTGAAAGCTCCGGCAGCGGGCCGGGAGACGGTGAACCTGGAGCAGATACGCCCGGGGATGAGCGCCGAGGAAATGCAGCGGGTACGAGAGGAAATCGTGCGCGTGGCGTCGCAGACCCTGAAGGGGCTGTGAAGAGGCCCATGGCAGGGCAGGACGGCCTGGCGTGGGTGTAGTAAAGGACCGAACCTTTTAAGGGAGAGAACGAATGGGAGCTATTACTTCAAGTAACGTCGCAAACGCGATTGTCAAGCTGGTGGCGGCCGACGCATTGCCGGTGCTGGTGGGGAACCTCGTGATGGGGAACCTGGTGAATCGCGATTACGAGCCGGTGCTGGCGCAAACCGGCGACACAGTTAACGTGCCGATACCGCCGACGATGGTGGCGAACAACATCGCGGAAGGCGGAACGGTGCAGACGCAGAATCCGAGTCTGGGGAACGCGCAGATCGTGCTGAACACGCACGCGGAAGCGACGTTCCAGATTCCGGATGTGACCAAGGTGCTGGCGGTGCCGGATCTGCTGAAGATCTACATGGAGCCGTGCGTGGCGGCGATCGCGCAGAAGATCGAGAGCGATCTGCTGGGGCTGTACGCAGGGTTCACGGCGAACGCTCCGGTGGGGACGCCGGGGACGCCGATCGTGGAAGGGACGATCGACGCGGCGGAGACGGCGCTGTTTCTGGCGAAGGTGCCGGCGAGCGAGCAGAAGTTCATCGTAGTGGACGCGGCGACGTACTCGACGTGGCGGCAGATCGAGCGGTTCAGCGAATACCAGTCGGCGGGCGATGCGGGCCTACGGGCGTTGATCGACGGGACGATTGGAAAATTCAAGGACTTCTTCGTGTTCCGGTCGCAGTTCGTGCAGAAGACGGGCAGCAGTCCGGTGACGACTCACAACATGGCGTTCACGAAGAGCGCTTTGGGCCTGGTGGTGCGGCGGCTGCCGCAGCCGCTGCCGGGGACGGGGGCGATCGCGGAGTATGCGGAGCTGGGCAACTTCGGGATGCGGGTGGTGATGAGCTACCAGCCGAACACGCTGGCGCAGCAATTCACGGTAGACGTGCTGTACGGCTGCGGCGTGCTGCGGAACTCGTCGGGCGTGCAGGTGAACACCTAGGGAGGGAGACGGCATCCCGCTCCTTGTGGGGCGGGATGCCGGAGGGTGGGGTTCCGCTCGGATGCACAAGGCGGAGCCTTGTGCCACATAAAACAAGAGAGGAAGAGGAAGGGAAATGGATTTACAGGTGTATTACCAGAAGATTCGCGAGATGGAGAACAAGATCGCGGATGAGTTTCCGCTGGTGGCGAGCATGGAGACGGCGGACGGGGGCAAGGTCGGGACGAAGACGGAGGTGCCGCGGCGGTTAGCGGCCAAGATGCTGGTGGAGGGAACGGCGCGGCTGGCTACGAAGGACGAGGCGAAAGCGCATCGCGAGGCGCTGGCGGAGGCGAAGCGGGCGGCGGACCGGGCGGCGGCGGCGGCGAGGGTCCAGTTGACGGTGGTATCCGCGACGGAGCTGGAGCGGCTGCGGGGCGAGGCGCGGAGCAACAAAGAGTAGGCGGCACACGATGGCATTGTTCACGGACGGGGCGATAGCGAGCATCGAAGAACTGAGCGGGCACGACACGCAGTTGCTGAGCGTGGCCACTGTCGAGGGTATCGACGTGACCCGGAAGCTGGCGTTGGCACAGGAGGAGCTCGGCATAGAGGTGGCGGGACTGCTGGAGGGGGTGGCGTCACCAGGGGTGTACGAGGTGGCGGGATTAGTGGGGGGGATGGCGGCGATTCCGGCGCTCGGGCAGGTAGCGGTGACGCCTCCGCTGAAGCTGTGGCTCATATTCCGGACGCTGGAAATGGTGTACGCAGACGCGTACAACAGTCAGTTGAACGACCGGTACTCGGGGCGGCGGGACGAGTACCACGAGATGGCCACGTGGGCGCACGACCATGTGATCCAGAGCGGGCTGGGGATTGTGGCGAACCCGGTGGCACGGGCGGCCACGGCGGCGCCGCAGGGGGCGGCGGGCAACCTGGCGGCGGGCACGTATTACGTGGCCATCGCGTGGACGAACGCAGCGGGAGACGAGGGGGCGAGCTCGGTACCGGCGACGATCGCGGTAGCGGCAGGTTCCTTCTCGGTACAGACGACCAATCCGGCGAATGTCAAAGGATGGAACGTGTACTGCGGGACGGGCCCGACGACGATGACGCTGCAGAATGCGGCGATGCTCGGGCCGGGGCAGACGTGGGTGCAGCCGGACACATTGTCGACGACGGGACGGCCGGCGGGCAACGGACAAAAGCCGACATACCGGCTGCCGGTGCCGCGGACGATACAGAGGGGCTGATGACCAGCAAAATAGGAAGCGCGGCGACGGCGCAGGTACTGCAGTTGATCACGGGGCCGAGCGGAGTGAATACGGGCGTAGGGGAGCTGACCCAAGGGGAACCGGATTTTACGGGCCTGTTGGACGCCACCCAGGCGCGCGCGCAAAACGCGACGGCCGACATGGCGGAGCGCGCGCTGGGTGTGAAGTACCCGGCGGTGAACGTGTACTGCGAAAAGATCGTGAACGATCTGAAGGAGAAGTTCCAGACGTTCTCGGGGCACGTGCAGATGGCGATCGAGCTACGGCAGTCACAGGACCGGCTGGAAGGGATTGAGGACAGTCTGGAAGTCTATGTGGACGCGACGATGCAGATGCTGGACGGGAACCGGGGCGATTGGGGCAACGGGATGTGGTACGCGGGCGGATACGAGGTGGCGTTCGGAGCGGTGAAGCAGGGCGGGAAGAATTTCATTCAGGTGGCAAAGGTCACTTTTCAGATTGGAGTGAACAGGAACTAGTATGTCTTCATATATTTTGTCCAACGCGAACCGATTCTACACGGCGTTGGAGAGCGCATACGGGACAGTAGGATCGATCACGGCGGCCAACCGGATACCGGCAGTCAAGCTGGGGGTCCAGCAGACGGTGGCGACAGGGACGCGGCGCGACAAGACGGGGAGCCGGACGTTCGCGGGGGTGCCGGCCGGAGTGAGGCGGCGCACGAACTTCGACTTGCAGACGTACCTGACGAGTTGGGACAAGACAACGGCGGAGCCGGGATACGGACCGCTGTTCCAGGCAGCGATGGGCGGGAGTCCGATGCGGTTCGGCGGAGGGACGGTGGCGACGAGCACGGCGGCGGGGCGGCTCGGGTTCGGAGCGCCGCACGGGCTGACGGCGGGGCAGGCGGTGTGCTCAGGCGGGGGCGAGATCCGATTTGTGGCGGCGATTGTGGATGCGCAGACGGTGCAACTGAATGCGCCGTTTGTGGTGCTGCCGGCGGCGGGAGCGACGGTGACGGCGGCGGTGACCTATCCATTGGCGACGCAACTGCCGAGCGTGAGCATCTTCGACTACTGGACACCGACGACGGCGGTGCAGCGGGTGCTTAGCGGGGCGGGGGTGGACCAGTTGGACATCGTAGTGGACGGAGATTACCACGAATTCCACTTCACGGGGTTGGCACAGGACGTGGTGGACAGCGCGAGCTTCGAGTCGGGTGTGGCGCAGCTGCAAAGTTTTCCGGCGGAGCCGGCGTTGGGGACGTTCGACTACTCGATCGTTCCGGGGAACATGGGGCAGGCGTGGTTGGGGACGGGGCCCACGCAGTTCTGCACGATCACGGCGGCGACGCTGACGGTGAAGAACGGACTGGACACGCGGGACCGGGAATTCGGGACGGGCGGGACGTGCTCGGGTGCGCGGGCGGTATCGCCGGGAGAGCGGACGGTGACGGCGGCATTCGAGCTTTTCTCGAAGGACGACAGTGGGACGGCGGAATTGTACCAGGCGGCGCGGCAGCAATCGCCGATCAGCGTGATGTTCCAACTGGGGCAGACGGACGGACAGTTAATGGGCGTGTATCTGAAGAGCGTGGTGCCGGAAGTGCCGGAGTTCGACGACGGGCAAAACCGGCTGCAGTGGAAATTCCGGGCATCGCGAGCACAGGGGACGGTAGACGATGAAATTTCCGTGGCATTCGGATAAGGGAAAAGCAGCGGACGGAGGGGCGAAGGGCAATTACACGAGCGAAGCGGTAGTAAAATCGCGGGTGGCGCCCGGGGTAACGTATACGATCGCCAAGATGTCGTTCGGGCGGCGGGTGGAATTGATGCGGCGGGTTCGGGAACTGGCGAAGCGGACGGAGTTTCTGGCGGCGAGCGAAGACAAGGGCGACAAGATGGATGCGGCGCTGCTGCGTGCCGAGATAGAACGGCTGTACGTGGCGTGGGGTGTGAAGGCGATCACGGGGCTGGCGGTGGACGCAGAGGTGGCGGGCCCGGAACTGCTGACGGAGGCCGGGCCGGAGGAGTTATTCCGAGAGGCGCTGGCGGCGGTCCGGAGAGAGACGGGGTTGAGCGAGGAAGAACGAAAAAACTCCTAGTCGCCTTCCATTTTCAGTTTTCCAACCAGGCCGGTTGGAAGTGCGACGCGTGCCGGAGATCCGGCCTGGAGGTTCGGCGGCGATGCGGGTGGCTGGGGTTGCCGAACGATGGCAAAGCGGCGCCGGTGTGGGCACGGAAGACGGTGGCAACGGAGAGCTGCCCGAAGTCTTACATCACGGCGGAGAGCGAGGGGCTGGTGGAAGACTTTCTGGTGCGGAGACGGCTCGGGGGGATGAACTTCGGGGAGTTGAGCGCGCGGCAGGTGGAGGCATTCCTGATGCTGGAGCAGGGGATGGGGGCGGAGGAAGCGGGCGTGCGGCGGGGGGCGTCCAGCGGAGAGAGACGCCAGGCGGGGGGGCGTTGGGGAGAGAGTGTTTGAGAGGGAAAGAGTCGATTTGACGCGAAGGCGCAGAGGCGCGGAGGAACACGCGGAGAAAGCCAGTTGGAGGGATAAAGAGGGATTCACGCGTTGGCGCCGGTGGCGCGGGTGGCGCGTAGAGGCGGCGGAGAACGCAGAGAAGGCATTTTGAGGCGAGGAGGCTGCGGAAGAAGAGTCCGAGCTACGTTCGGATTGGCAGGCTGAAGCCTGCCCCACCACAGGGGAGATAAGAATGGCGAGCACTACACAAGACGAACTCGATGAGACGTTCCTGACGGTAACGGGGCAGCAAACGTCGGCTATTGGGGACACCACCACGATGCTGGCCGGTGTCATCGCGCAGGTTGACGGTTTGTTGAGCAGTCTGCCGGCGCCGGTGACCGCGACCACGACGCAGAGCACGGCGTCGACGGATAGCGGCAGCACGGCGGAATCGGTGGTATCCACGGTACTCAAGAGCGGGTTGGGGCTGGCGCCCTTGATCAGCGGGCTGGTGGGTCTGTTTAGCGGGGGCGACTCATCGACGCCTCCGGCGCTGGTGAAATATGCGGCGCCGCCAAAGGTCGATTTCGAAGCGGCGGAGAGCGGCGGGCAAGTGAGTGGGGTGGATTACGACCAGACGGGGATGCCGCGGAACTACTCAGAGACGGCGCTCAGCACGAGCGCCGATGGCAGCGGGCAAACGAGCAGTCCGGCAGTCGACCAGACGGAGAACCAGTCCAGCTACGCACCAGCGGCGGCGAGTGGGGGTACGAGCACCTCCGCCGGCAGCGCGGCGCCACAGATCACGGTCAACGTGCAGGCGATGGATGCGCGCTCTTTTCTGGACCGGAGCAGCGACATTGCGGCGGCGGTACGGGAGGCGATGCTCAACATGAACTCGATCAACGACGTGGTGAACGACCTTTGATATGGCGACCTTCCCTAAATTGAAAACCAATGCGATCACGCAGTACCCGTCGGCGCGGCGAGAGCAATACCAGAATCAGACGGTGCGTTTCGTGGATGGCAGCGAACAGCGTTTTCGCGATTGCGGGGGCGCGCGGGTGCAGTGGGATATCCAGTTCAGCGAACTGGACGAGGGGGAGCTGGCGGCGATCGAGGAGTTCTTTCTGGCCAGCCAGGGAGCATTCGACAGCTTCACGTTCACCGACCCATGGGATGGGCAGGTGTACGACAACTGCAGCGCGTCGGCGGACGTGCTGACATTATTGACCGAGGGTGAGATGCGCGGGAGCACGAAACTCACGGTGGTGCGGAACATCTGAAGGCCATGCCAACATACCCACAACTCGGAAGCGGAGCGCTGAGCCAATTTCCGGTGCAGAAGACCCGTCGGTTGCGGACGGTGGTGAATCAAGCGGCGGATGGCAGCACGATCAAGCTGGCGGACCCACCCGGAGCGGTCACGGAATGGCTGCTGAGTTACACGGAGCTGAGCGATTCGGAGGCGGCGACGCTGCGGGCGTTCTTCGAGAGCGCGGAGGGCACGCTGAACGGGTTCACGTTTCTGGATCCGGCAGGCAATCTGCTGGCGTGGAGCGACCAACTGGACAACGCCGTCTGGCAGACAGATCCGCTATTGACGGCGACCGGCGGGGTTGCCGATCCGCAGGGCGGCACGTTCGGGTGGCAGTTGAGCAACAGCGGGGGAGCGGCGCAAGGGGTGGGCCAGACGCTGGCGGCGCCGGGAGAATATCTGTACTGCCTGAGCGCTTACGTGCGGGCGGCGACGGCGACCAGCGTGGGTTTGACGGTGGGCAGCCAGACGGTGCAACGGGCGGTGACGAGCGAGTGGACGCGGGTCGCCTGGACTACCAACGGAGACGCGCAGGCGACCTCGGTACGGTTCGCGATTGAGGTTGGGGCGAGCGCCTCGGTAGCCGTGTACGGGCTTCAGGTGGAAGCGCAAGCGGCGGCGTCGGGTTACCGAGCGAGCACAATTGGCGGAGTGTATGAAGACGCGCACCTGGGAGACGACGTGCTGACGATTACGAGTACCGATGTGAATCGCAATTCCTGCAAGGTGAAGATCATTTATGCAAACCATCTTTGACCTCAAGGAGCAAGCTGTCACAGACACGCCGCTATTGCTGTTCGACTGCGTATTCTCCGATGGAACGACGGAACACTGGTGCACGCACGGGGTGACGGTGGGAGGAGTGGCGTACAGCGCGAGAGTGCTGGGGCACAACGTATTCCAGCTACAGGCATCGAGCGATCAAGGAACAGACGGTATACCGAAGATCACGCTGGTGCTGGCGAACGCGGATTCGCAGTGTTCGGAGATCGAACGCGAGGTGGGGTGGAAGGGGGCGCGGCTGACGGCCGGCCTGGTGTTTTACGATTTACGGAACGCGGCGCCCTTGACGGATTCCACGGTAATCTTCCAGGGGATCTGCAACCCGCCCGACCAGATACTGGAAGCCACGTTCCAGATCACGGCGACGAATCGGATGAACCTGCAGCGGCTGTCGATGCCGCCGGTGCGGATCCAGCGGATGTGCCCGTGGGATTTCCCGAGCGACGACGCGCAGCGGACGGAAGCGGTGGATGGCGGCGCGAGCGGGAAGTACTCGCGCTATTACCGGTGCGGCTATTCGCCGGGGGTGACGGGCGGAACGGGGACATTGAACGGCAGTGCGCCGTTCGACGGGTGCGGGTACACGCGGACGGACTGTCAGGCGCGGGGGATGTGGGTCAACTTCGGGGGCATCGAGTTCGTGCCTCCAGCGATCACGGTGAGGGCGTACGGAAAGAGTTCCCAGACTTCGGCGGTCTCGGTGAATACAGCCCAGTACAACGACTATGTGCCGATGATCTACGGCACGGCGTGGTACAACCCGCCGGTGGTATTCGGACGCAACGACGGCAACCTGACACGCATGGAAGTGCTGCTGGGGCTGGGCGAGATTGAAGGAGTGCAGACGGTTCTGGTCAACGACGTCGAGATTCCGTTGGGAGTTTCGGGGACCGACATGACGGGGACCGGCTGGTACAACGTACCGACGCTGGGCACGCGATCGGGCGCCTTCGACAACAATTTCCTGGATGGCAGCGGACAACCGGCGGGAGATCCGTACGGCAGCATGGCGTATCTTTCGGTGGTGGTGCCAAACCGGATCAACAACGGAACGGATCTACCGAAGGTAACGGTGCTGGCGCAGGGGCTGAAACTGCCGGTATATGGAGCGGACGGCAGCTACATCAGCGATCAGTTTACGAACAACACCGCTTGGGTGCTGCTGGACATCCTGCGGCGGGCGGGTTTCAGCCTGACGGAAATCGACGTGACGAGCTTCGCGGCGGCGGCGGCGTACTGCGATGAAGAGATTGCCGCGCTGGACCTTTATGGGAACGCGATTCAGTTACCGCGATTCCAGTGCAACCTGGTACTGGATGCGCGCAGGGCCGCGGGCGACCTGGTGCGGGGGGTGCGCAACTCTTCGAGACTGATGTTGACGTATGGAACCAACGGGGCGCTGCAGGTGCGAGTGGAGAACTCGCTGGCCCTGGAGATGCCGGCCAAGCCAGCGTGGACGAACGCGACGGAACCGCTGAACGGGGGGTGGCCCAGCTACGAATTCGGCGATGGGAGCAACGGGGTTTCGGGGCTGATGCGGAAGGCCTCGGGAGAGCCGAGTTTTCGCGTGTATGCGCGCAGCATTGCGAACACGCCGAACCTGTTCACGGTGGAATTTCAAGATGCGCTGAACGAATACCAGCAGGATAGTTTTTCGCTGGTGAACTCCGACGACGTGGCGTGCTGCGGGCAGGAAGTGTCGCAGACGCTGCAGGCGCTGGGGATTCCGAACTTCGACCAGGCGGCGAGGATGCTCAAGGTGAACCTGGACCGCTCGGTGAGCGGGAACACTTACGTGGAGTTCGAGACGAGTGTCAGGTCGTTCGGGATCCGGCCGGGAGATTTGATTACCGTAACGTATCTAAAGGAAGGGTTCGACCGGCAGGCATTCCGGGTACTGACGATCGCACCGGGGGCGAACCACCGCACCTCCACGATTACGGCACAGATTCATGACGATGCGTGGTACGCCGACATCAACGGACAGGCAACGTCAGCAAGCGGGGCCGGGCGCCAGGGCAGCGCCGGCACGGGCGTTCCCAATCCGCTGCTGGGTACGGTTCTGGATGCACAGGGCAACATCGAGTTCGGAATCGTGGAGTCGACGACCACGGCGAGCGATGGCACGGTGCAAACGAACCTTCAGGTGTCGTTCATGGCACCAGCCGTCGCCGGGGCGGCGGGGCCGGGCATCCCGCTGCTGAGTCTGGCGGCGACACTAGGGATGGGGGGATCGCTGACCAGCGGCCGGACGCTTTACTACGCGGTGGCCGGGGTGGACGGGTCGGGGAACGAGAGCCTGCTTTCCTTCATTGTCCGGGCGGTCACATTGAGCGACGGGAGCAGCGTAACGCTGAGCGGCCTGAGTTTTTCTCCCAGCACGGTGAGCTTCAACGTGTATCGCGGGAGCACGCCGGCGCAAATGTTCCGGATCGCTTCCAACCAGGCGATTGCCGGGCAGTTCACGGATACGGGGTTCGCCGAGCAGTTGATCGCTCCGCTGGACCCCAACTTCGACCACGCGAATTTTTATTGGCGGATGGAGCTGCAACCAGAGAACGCGGTGACGATTCACAGCGCGACATCAGCGGGAAACGACGGGCTGCACATGACGGCAAACCGGTACGTCAACATGATCGCGCGGATTAGCAGGGGACTGGGCGCGGGACAGGAGCGGGCGATCACGGCCAACACGGTCACGGAGGTGACGGTAACTCCTGCCTGGGCGGTGATTCCGGATGCGACCAGCTTCTTCGTGGTGGCGGAGACGGGGTGGCAGTTTGGGGCATTGGCAAAGAGCAGCCCGGTGCAGATCACGGTGCCGAACCGTGGTGGCGAGACGGTGCAGGTGTGCGGGCGGGCGGCCAACGTCAACGACCTGGAGTGTGCCGAGGAGCTATCCACAGTGACGCGGTGGCAAATCGGCGGCGGCGGCACGACCGATACGGATGTTCCGCCGGAACCGTACTTCGGATTGGGAGCCGGGCAGAGCGGCGGCACGGTGGAACTGAGCGGGGTATCGTTTACCGACCTGACGAACACGACCACGATTTCAGCGGCCACGTTGACGATGCACTACTGGAACGAACTGGGCGGGCAGCCCAGCCTGACGCTGGCGCAGGCGGCGGCCGCAACGGACACCACGCTGCAACTGAGCGCCGCCGGGAATGCGACGGCGGGAAGTTATGTGCAGATCGACGCGGAGGTGGTCCGGGTGGACGCGGTCGCCAACAACGGGACGCAATACCAGGTGACGCGGGGGATGCACACCAGCACAGCGGCGGCGCACGCGGCGCAGGCGGCGATCTACCAGTTGCAGGACATCACGGTGATCGCGGCATTCCCGCCGGACTTCTTCGGGAGCCCCTACAGCGGAAGCTGGAGCCAGTCGGTGGCCCTGCCCGACGTGCGGGTGGCGAGCGCGGAGTTGTTTGTCACGAACGTCAAGGGCAACAGTCCGGTGCGGAGCATCTGCCTGACCAGCGCGGTGGACGGGGGGCTGCGGACGCTATCGGGGGGCCAGTACTCGATTCAGGTGGACGGATATCTGGCAGTGGAAGATTCGGTGGCTCCGCCGCTGGTGGTGGAGGCAGCGCACTCGGTACGGGATGTCTTCGCGGTGCTGGGGACCGCGGCGGATGCGGAGGTGCTTCTTCGGGTGGACCTGAACGGCTCGCCGTATTGCACGCTATCGATTCCAGCGGGCACGACCACCTCGGCGGCCGCCGATGGGAATAGTATGGGACCGCTGCCGTCAGGGGCGAACGTGACGCTGGCGGTGCTGGCGGTGGGGCAGACCAATCCGGGAGCAGACCTGACGGTGCTGATTCGACTCTAACGGCGGAACAACTGGCTAGTTGTTTGACCGCCTGATACTGTGCGGTTCGGAGCAACCCCTCCCTCACGGCCGGGCCTCCGATCGGAGCCCGGAGCGTTAGCGACGGGTTGCGCGCAGGAACCGAAGCTGGCGGTCACGTAACTAGCCCAAGGGCTTCGCCCTTGATATCCCCGCGGGATATGGGAGTCAAGGGAGTCAGGAGACAGAAGATAGAATGCTTCGGGGCCACGATTGGGCTAAACGGGAACAAAACTCTCGTTGAGGCCCGTACAACGAGAACTTACTAATGGCGGAACAACTTACCAAACTACGTCCGGACCGGGACCTGCAGTGCTATTTTGAAATGCCCTCGGCGGTGGCGGCACTGAGCGGCGCGTCGGCGAACGGGTTCACGGTTTCGGGATGCTGGCGGCAACAATCCGATTGGGTGGTGATCGAGTGGAATCGAGACAATGTGTTCGAACATCCGGCGCTGCGCAATCTGCCGGACGGCGACTTGAGCGGACTGGAACTTAGCTATGAAGAGGTACGCACGAATTGCATCCCTCTGGATTCGACCCTGTATCCGACAGTGGAATGGCCGTATCTGAGGGTCTGGGCGGAATCGGGCGGGGCGGAGACTTTGTACGATGTTCCCTTGAAGAATTATGCGACCGCGGTGGGCTCGTATGCGGACGCGACGGTAGCGTTCCAGTTGCAGGGAACGGTGACCGCGGGCGACTATATCGAGCTGGCCTGGCTGGATCAGCACTTCAACTACCGGCTAACAGGGAGCGACACACTGGAGAGCGCCATCAATGCGCTGGCGGCGGCGATCACGGCGAACCAAGCGACGGGAGCGGTGAGCGCAACAGCCAGCGGCACGCAGGTCGTGCTGACCTACCATAACGCGCCGGGTTCGAATGGAAACCGGATCGGCGTATACGGAACGGTGTACGGCACGGAGACGGAGGGTTGGGCGCCGGCGGCGGCGAATTTCGCCGGCGGGGCATCGCCGCCGCAATGGAACGTGCAACTCAATTTCTCGGCGTTAGTGGACGTGACGGGCGCAGCGGTACCGACAACCTCCGTGCGGAAGATGCGTTGGACGTGGGCGGCGGATCTACAGAGCGGCAACTTTGCACGCAGCGAGTTTTCGGTGGTGGTGACGAACTGGAGCGTGAGCGGGACGAAGGTGCCGTACTCCGTGGCTGGAACTGGAAGCCGCCGGATAGAGGACGACTCGGCGGCGGTGACCTATCAGGGGATTTGGACGGAGGAGCGGGGCAATTACTCGGGCGGGTCGATCCGCTGGACGAACACACCGGGGGCGCAGGCGAGCTGCACGTATACGGCGAATGGGGATCATTGGCTGTATCTGGGGACGCGCCTGGTGGACGGCGGGGGACAGGTCGCGGTGCAGGTGGATGGAGGCACGCCGCTGAAGCTGGATCTGGAGAAGGCGGCCGAGGACGTGCTGGTGCGCTGGCCGATCGGAGCAATGCCGGGGCAGGTGGCGCACACGGTGACGGTCACGCACACCGGCGCGGCGGGGACGGCGGTGTATTTCGATTTTCTGGAACTGGCGTATCCGAGCGCGACGTTACCGGACTTCGCGCCGATACAAGGTATGACGCTGGCGACCGACTGGGATACGGAGCATTCGCTGGCCCTGGCGCCGGAGCGAACGGCGTGGCTGATCCAGAAGCTGGGATTTCAGGGCCGCGCCAACCACTACGCCGGGGCGATGTGGTTTTACGAATTAGTGCGGCAGGGACACAGTTATGCAAGCGGGACGATCACATTTTCCGGCCAACCCGAGTTCGGTAAGACGACGCAAGTGTCTCTGGGGCCGACGCCGATCACCCATCTCAACCTGATTGGCGACACGGCGGCGAGCATCGCCACGTGTTTTGCGTTACTGATCAACGCGGGGTCCACGGGCGTGTGGGCGCAAGCCAACGGCGCGGTGCTGACGATCACATCGCGGCTGATGGGGGTGGCCGGCAACGTATTGGGCATCAGCGCGAATACCAACAGCACGGTGTTCATTTCAGCGGCAAGCGGCGCCACGCTGGCGGGCGGGGTGGATGGGATCTGGCGGACGGACACGGCGGCGGCGGTGAAGCTGAATCGGGCGTCGCGGGACTGGAATGAGGCGTTCCTGCAGGCGATGAAGGGTTATGGGATCGGAGTGACCGTGTCGTTCAGCATGGAATTGCAGCATGGAGACGACACACCGCAAGCGGGCCTGGCGCAGCGGTATCCGAGCGGCGACCCGGTGTGGGTGAACACGCCGGCACTACAGACCAACTTCGGCCCCGAGAGCACGGCATTCTGGCGAGAGGTCCACCGCGAGATGGCGGACCTCATGGCGAGTGCCGGGCTGCGGCCGTACGCGCAGTTCGGCGAAGTGCAGTGGTGGTACTTCGCGGCCGCCAGCGGGATGCCTTTCTACGACAGCTACACGACGACCACTTTTCAGACGCGGTACGGAAAACCGATGTCGACGATCGTCAGCCAAAACGCCGATCCAAGCGGCTTTCCCGAAGAGTGCGCATTCTTGCCGGAGCTGATCGGAGAATTCACCGACGCGCTGATGGCGTACGTCCGGCAGACGCATGCCGACGCGCAGTTTGAGGTGCTTTATCCACCGGACGTGAACGATACGGCGTTGAACACGCTGGTGAATTTCCCGCACACACACTGGACGCCGACCACACTGGATTCGCTGAAGACCGAAAACTTCACTTATACGGGGGATCGCGATCTCAACAAGGCACTGGCATCGATCGAACTGCCGATGCAATTGGGATTTGCGCGGTCGCAAAGCAGCCACCTGGTGGGAATCGGCGATTACACGACGCCGTGGGCCAAGGAGCAGCGACTGGCGACGGGCGAACAACTCTCCTCCGTGGTGCTGTTCGCGCTGGATCAGTTCTGCCTGATTGGATATGGGTTGCCGTTGGAGCGCGGGGCGCGGCGGTCGCTATACATGGGGAAGTAGAGGTTGACTATTGGGGGTGGTGGCTAATTCCTTCTCCAAGGCCAGGTACCCACAGGCCACCACCACGAGGAACATGGTGAGTACCTCGCTGTCGCCCAAATTCAATTCCACGCAGCCTTCCACCATGGTGGCCAGAACGGCGGCGATCCCCCCGTGAAGCAGGAATTTCCGGTCGCTGGGGCCGGGCGGCAGAGTCCTGAGACCGCGCCAGAAATCCACCAGGATCTGAATCAGCATCCACATGAGGACCAGCATGGTGGGGATGCCGCGTTCGGCGGCGTAGTGGAGATAGATATTGTGCAGGTGGCCATACCAACCCGAGGGCAGCGGGCGGGGAATATCGGCCGGCACGTACTCGTCGAAGTGCAACTTCGGGCCTTCGGGTCCGAGTCCGAACCAGGGATGTCGCTCGACCATGCGCAGGCCGGTGCGCCAGGTGACGACGCGGAATTGATTGGAATCGGCGCCCTGCGGCTGGAAGATCGAGGTGACACGGTGCTGGATGGTGGGCGGCGAGACGAAGAACGCAGCCAAGGCGACGACGGGCACGAGAGCGACCATCCAGCGCCGCCAATACCAGATGAGATAGAGGAGGGCGGCCGCCACGGCGATCCAGATTCCCCGCGTCTCTCCGAGCACAATGGCGAGAGCGATCAGCGCGCCCGAAAGCAGCCACACCCAGAGACGCTTCCTGGCCGACGGGGCAAAGAACAGAAACGACGCCAGCATGATCAAGGCGAACATCTCTTCGGCGGAATAAGTGTTCCAGTGGCTGGTGAAGCCGGTAATCCGCTCGCCGACGTAGAACTGGTAAAAATCGCGGCCGAGGCGGTGCGCCTCCTGCACCTTGCCGGCAAACTGGATGCATCCGCGGATGGCGGTGAGCGCGCCGATGCCCGCCCAGGTGAGGAAGAGGTTGCGGACCATCGCCAGGCTGCGCAGCAGCGAAAACACGACCAGCAGCTCGAGGAAGACGTAAAACTTGCGAATCTGCGGGAGTCCGGCGACGGGATCATCCGACAGCAACAGGGAGATCACGGTTCCCAGCATGAAGAGCGCGAGCGGCAACCGGATGCGCGGCAAGCGCAACTTCTCGCCAGAGGCCAGCAGGGCGGCAAAGGAGAGCGCCAGCAGGATCTGCGAGGGCGCGATGCCCAGCATGATCGCCGCCGCCGATGCAAACGCCAGCCAGCGGGCGCTGCGCAAGAAAATCGGTTCCTGAGGGGTCATTTCCAATGGAAACTCTCAGTATGGCAGAGTGGGGAGTGATACCGCGAGGCTGAGAGCGCGTCCGGCGCGCATTCGCCTTGGGCGGGTGGCACCGCAACGAAAATCAGTTGGCACGCGGAAGGGCCTGGCCCACCCGAGCTTACTCGTGCCGCAGTGCTTCCACGGGGTCGAGCCGCGCGGCACGGCTGGCCGGCCAAATGCCGAAGAATAG